ATCATTATGATTGCGATCAGGCAACACTAGCGGGTGGGTGTGCAGATTATCGAAATATGGAGAGGGAAGTTGAGCATAATGAAATGCTTAAAAAGAAGTGGGGATCAAAGATTGTGCGATTCGATACAGGTGCTTCTCAGGTCAATAGAAAGCGACAAAAGAGCTATGACATAAACCCTATTATAAAAATACCAATTGGAGGTGTCTAGTGATTGCTAATAAAAACTTTAAAGTAACCAAACAAAACGAAGGCGTATTTTTTGTAGATATGCATTGCAAAACCTCTAAGTCAACTCAGGAGTTTTGGTGCTTATTACGAAGTGATGCACATCATGATAATCCTCATTCAGATAATAGAATGGAAAAAAAGCATCTCGATGAAGCAATTGAAAGAAATGCTTTTATTATAGATAATGGTGATGCGTTTTGTGCAATGCAAGGAAAGGGTGACCCAAGGGCTAGTAAAAATGACATTAAACAGGAGCATACAAAAGGCAGCTATCTTGATAGCTTGGTATCGACCTACGCGGATTTTCTTGAACCATATGCGCAAAATATTGCTATTATGGGAAAAGGTAACCATGAGTTATCTGTCTACAAGCATAGAGAAACTGACCTCACTAAAAGGTTGGTGTCTCTCATCAATGGTAGAACAGGATCGCATATTAAATCAGGTCAAATCGCAAATTGGATTGGTTTCAGAGCTAGACTTCAAGGCAAAGGAAAGCGCTCAAAAATGCTTGCCAAAACGCTTTGGCTTTATCTTTTTCATGGGTCAGGCGGAGGAGGACCCGTTACCAAGGGAGTCATTGGTGCAAATCGCATGGGGGTTGTTTTGCCCGATGCTAATATTGTCGCTACTGGTCATACCCATGATCATTGGTTTCTTCCTAATGCTAGGGCTCGCATTACCAATGATGGTACTGAATATATTGACGAGCAACTTCATATTAAAATTCCGACTTATAAAAATGAATATGGAGTTCATGATTCGGGATTCCATATGGAAAAAGGGAGACCGCCCAAACCGCTTGGCGCGGTATGGCTTAAGTTTACCCTCCAAGTACCAAAAGAACTGAGTTCATTTCACCTTAAGTGTGAAGCAAGCAGAGCAGAGTAAATGTCATTTAGTGAAGATTTAAAAAAAGGAAAAGAGGCAGAAAACAGACTTATAGAAATAGGTAAAAGGCTAGTTTATAAAGCTGTGCCTATAGATGGTAAGTTTGCGGGTTATGATTTTTTCATAGCAGAAACAAAGAAAGCGTATGAAGTAAAATATGATCCAATGTCTCAAAGAACAGGCAATGTTGTCGTAGAGATTGAAATGTTTGGTAGACCGAGCGGTCTCATGACTACTATAGCTGATTATTGGATATTTGATTTAGTGGATGTAATAATGACCATACAGCCTCAAGATTTGATGTGCTGTATAATCCAAACGCAACCACGCTTATTAGAATTTGTAGGACCAGGAGATAATTCACCAAAAAAAGCTTATTTAATTAAGAAAGAAGTTTTGGGTAGATTTGCTAATAAAATCACAAAAGCTGCTTAATGAATGTAGTAGAAAAGTCAGCTAGAAGAGGTTGGAAGCCACCTGATAGTAGAACACCTTGGGAATGGGCAGAAGAAAATGTAAAGTTAGACCCTACATCGCCATATCAAGGTTATTGGAAGTCAGAAATATCTCCTTGGGTAAGAGAATTAATGGAATGTTTTTCTGATAATGAAATATCAGATATAAGCGTTATGTGTTCTGCACAATCTGCTAAAACGCAGTCGATGATATGTCTTTTAATGTGGGCTATGTCTGAAGAGCCTGCTCCAACAATGTGGGTAACCAGTACGGGGGAAGAAGCGTCTTTTCTTATGAAGACAAGGTTAATTCCTACGATGAAGGCTTGTAAGCCCATAGTGGATCAAATAGGTGACCATAACTCGATTAACCGATTAGAGGTAAATCTAAAAGGTTCTTCATTAATCGTTGTTGGTAGTTCATCGCCATCAAGATTGCAATCAAAGCCAGTGCGGTGGCTGTTTTTGGATGAAGTAAGAAATTATCCTGAAGGTGCATTGGAAATGGTGCTTAAAAGGACAAGAGCATATTGGAATGCAAGGAGGTGTATTGTTTCGACCCCTGATATGTATAATGATGCTACGCATAGAGCTTATGTTCAAGGTGATCAAAGGGTGTATCATTTTCAGTGCCGTAAATGTGATGGATGGTTTCCTATGTCATGGGATCGTATGAAATGGGATGAAAACGATAAGACTAAAAATAAGAAAGGATACAATTTTGATCAATTAAGTCCAACAATTAAGTTTGAATGCGAATGTGGTGAAGTTTACAAAGACCAACCTGCAGATCGTAGGCATTTTGTAGATAATGGTAAATATGTAGCATTGAACCCAAATGCTCCAAAGAATAGAAGGTCTTATCATTGGAATGCCTTATTGCCTCCTTGGGTTAAGTGGAGGGATTTAGTTGAAGAGTTTTTAATTGCAAAAGATGCTACAAAACATGGTGATATTTCACCCCTCAAGGATTTTATTAATGAATCATTGGGAGAGCCGTGGGAAGATAGGCTCGGTGACTTTGAAGATTTTGGTCAATTGAAATCTAGGGCTGGTGATTATAAGATTAATGAAAAGTGGGATGAAGAAGAAATCAGGTTTTTAGCTGCCGATAAACAAGCAAAAGGCGGAATGCATTATTGGTATGTAGTACGTGCATTCGCCAAAGAGGGTGCAAAGTCTAGACTTATAGATTATGGCATGGCTGAAAGCGACGAAGAGCTTCTTAAAGCTGCCGAAGATAATAATGTTATACCTGATAATTGCATGGTTGATTCGGGTTTTGATACCATGTCAGTTTATAAATTTTGCCAAGTTTATGGATGGAAACCAATGAAGGGTTCAGGTACAGCAGGTTTTAGGCACAGGAATAAAAAGACAGGTAAAATGTCGACTCAACTTTGGACATGGACAAAAGCAGAGGTTGGAATCGGCACAAGAGAGCATGGTTTATATAAATCAATAAGGTTATTTCTTTGGTCTAATGATGGTCTTAAAGATATGTTTGCTGAATTAATCCAAGGTATGATTGGTGAATGGACAATAGCAAAAAATTCATCAAATGAATATGTGCGTCAGGTTACAGCAGAAAAACGAGTGCAAATTACCGACATTAAAGGCAGAACCAAGTATGAATGGGTGCCTGTTAGGAAAGATAATCATCTATTAGATTGTGAACTAATGATATTAGTCGCTTCATTAGCTAACAAATTAATTAGTCAAGTAAGTATGGAGACTGACGAGCTTTAATGAGATGGTTATTAGAGGTCATTATGTAGGCTTACCCGTAGAGGATTTAGAAACTGCAAGAACGCAGTTGTTAGAAGCATTGCAAAGTGCAAGACAAGGCAATCGCTTTAGTGAAGTTGATATGGGCGGAAGAATGGGCAAAAAATCATTGTTAACTTACAATGAGATTGTTCATGAATTGCAGGAAGTTTTGTATGCACTTAAAAAATTGCAACCAGACATTTATGGTAAAGCAATTAAAAGGTTAGTGCCAAATTTTAATAAACCTCATAATGAAATTAAAATCCCTTTTATCCAAGTCAAGAACGCTGGAAAGCTTACTGGTGGTTTAGTTCAAGATCAGAACTTTAATTATAGTCATGAGCGTTCCTTATTGACGATGGAGCGAGGGTTTTATGGGGCAAGTGATGGCAGTGCTGAGGTGGCTAGAAATGGTAATGGCTTATGGGGATTATATGGAATTGCAGGTTATAGATATGATTACCAACTTGCGTTTTCTACTTCGCCATTAACTCAAAGCTCTGCTTGGGACAGAATTATTGTAGAATTATGAAGATTTTAGACCGAATTTTTCCAAAAAAAGCTAAAAAGAGTGAACAAGCGTATCACCCTACATATTGGGATGGCATTCAGCGGTCTAGAAAGAGAAAAAATATACCTTATACATTCAAGTCTGCACGAAGTAATTCTACATGGACTCGTAAGGAAATGGCGAGCATTTCAAGGTATTTGTATGATAATGACGGCATAGTGCATGGTGCTATCAATGATATGGCGAGATATAGCCTACCATTAACTCCCCAAGCTATAACAGATGACCCATATTGGAATTTAGAAGCTGAAGCATATTTTAAGGAGTGGTCGCATTCAGCGGATGTAGGCGGTCGTTATGGCTTTGATACATTGCAAAAGATATGTTCCATAGCGATAGACAGAGATGGAGATGTTGGAGTTTTATTTGTCAGGTATAATGGTTTAAAATTACAGATAATAGAATCTCATAGAGTCGGGGATTACTTAGAGGATGACAGTGGCTTTGTAGATGGTGTGAAAACCAATAAATTCGGAATGCCTTTGGAGTATTTAGTCGCAGATGAATCTATATATGGTGAGTTTTTCCCGAAAACTACTAAAGCAAGACGAGTGCCCGCAAATGCTATTTCTTGGCTGTTGGACCCTGAGCGAGCAGAACAACAAAGAGGGCTTCCTGCAATAAAACACGCAATTAATCATATTCGTGATATTAAAGAGATTTTAGATTTTGAGAAAACTGGTGTAAAAAATCTAAGTACAATTGCTGCAGTTTTAGAATCAGAAACAGGCGAAGCTGATCCTGATGCGTGGAATACCCATGATATTGTAGATGATGCTACAAAATTAACTGTTAATGAAATACAAAGTGGCAGTATACCTGTTTTAAAGAAAGGTGAAAAACTAACTCCATTTTCGTATAATAGACCATCACCGACATTTCAGGGTTTCTTGGAGTTTTTAATTCGTGAATTTTCGGTAGGAATGGGATTGCCGTATGAGTTTTTGTGGCATCCTGCTGGCATTACTGGACCTGCTCAAAGATTTATTATGGGTAAGGCTCAAAGGAGATTTAATGAGCGTCAGAGAACATTTTCTCCTTTTATAAGAAAAGTTTGGACAATGGTTATAAGTGATGCGTTGCAAAAAAAGAAGTTAGCTCCTGTTAAAGATTGGTATAAGTGTAGAATCCAAGCACCTTCTCAACTCACTATAGATGCGGGAAGGGAAGCAATGCAGGAGCGTGAAGATGTTTCTGCTGGATTAATGACCATGCGTGAGCACTACGGCAAAAGAGGTATGGATTGGCAATCAGAGTGCCAGCAAAGAGGCAAGGAGCTAAAGTATGTTTTAGAGAAATCTAAGATAATAGCAGAAGAGCTTGATGTAGAATTTAGTACAGTCGTAAATTTAATGACAAAAGGCGAATTTATAGGATCGTCACAACAGGAGGAAAATGATGAGGGAAATAACTCAGATGAATCAGATGATGATAAATAGCCCGTGGTTAATTACCCAAGAAGGCTATCATGTAATTCAGTCAGCTATAGAAAAAATTGATATAAATTTGTTAGATGAAGAAGTATCAGCAAGTGATGATGCCATTGAGGTACATGAAGGTATAGCAATTGTGCCTATTCAAGGCACTATGATGAGGGGGGTATCTCCTATTGTAGCTAAATTCTTCGGAATGACCGATACTGCGCTTGTTAAAGAAAAAATTGAAACGCTTGGTGCAACAGATGAAGTAAAAGGCATCATGTTAGATATAGATTCACCAGGCGGTGCTGTGACGGGTGTAGAAGAGGCTGCTCAAGCGGTTTATGAGGTGAGTAAGAAAAAGCCTGTTTATGCCAGTGTAGAAGGACTAATGGCTAGTGCTGCATATTGGGTTGGTTCTCAAGCAAATGCTGTCGTGGCATCTAGCAGTTCAAAGGTTGGTTCTATTGGTGTTTATTTGCCGATTATTGATAGCAGTGAATCATATAAGTCACAGGGTATTCATGTTGAATTAATTAAGAATAAAGAAGCTACCTATAAGGGGGCAGGATTTGATGGAACATCATTAACTGATGATCAAAAGGAATATATGCAAGAAATGGTTCAAGATATATTTACTGATTTTCAGGGAGGTGTATTAAGGCAAAGACCGCAGATAAAAGAAGACACTATGAGAGGGCAAGTCTATATGGGTAAGCGTGCGGTTGGCAAGGGATTGGCAGATGTAGTCGGATCATATGATGATGCCATGTCTTTGTTAAATTTAGAAATTAATAATTCATAGGGAGACAAACTAACTATTACGATGGAACAAGCAAAAAACATAATTGAAGAGCATGGTGAGATGCAGGGTGAAATAGATTCGCTTTCTGATCTTTTGGAAGAATCTAACGTTGCTATCACAAGTGCTGTAAATGAAAAC